ACCGGAATCAGTTGATTCTCAGCCGCCTGGCTAAACATGCGGCCAACCGAGTCGCCTGCCGCTTTGTCGTAAACGCCCGCCACTTTTGCAGCGCGGGTCAGCCAAGTAATGCGCGTATTAATTTCATCCAGTTCATTAAACTGATCTTGAGCAAAGATGTAATCCGCACGCGGCATAAAGTTGGACGACGTAACATTGGCCACCAGCGGCTTCGGACACGGAAAAAATCCGTCTAACTGCAGCGGATCGTCTTTGACATCCAAGATGACCTCAGAGCCTTTGGCCATCCAGTACACGCGCTTAATGTCTTTATCCCAAATCTCAAACACTTCCGCCTTAGCCCACGGGTCATACGCCGGAGCCTGATCGTTCTGTGAAGACTTCTGAGTCGTCATCAACGGTACGGTTTTGCCGATTTCCTCGCCAAAGCGATTAATCAACTGATCGCGAGTCATGTACACGCGCCGCGCTACCCAACGCACTTCGTTCCAAGTGCGAGCCGGCGACCAAAAGAAGTCCTTCCAGTAAATGTAATCAACCGGCGCGTCTTCGTTGACGATCCGCTCGTAAGTCTGCTCCGGCACCAACTCTTCGCCCGTCAGCGGGTCAAGCTGCGCTGGAATCACTTCCAACGCCGTCTCTACCTCATAGCGCAGCCAGCACTGGCCCATGCCCACGACCAGCCAGTCATCAATGCCCTGGCGAATCGCGGCGTCCCAGGTCGAAATGTTGTCGTCAAACGACTTGTTTAATAAACGCTGCAGGATTTGCCCCGCTACGCGGGCTTGGTCATCGTCCGCATCCAAAAACGACCGCGATACGGACGCACGCGGGGGTCTGGCATAAAGCAGTGACAGCAACACCTTCATGCTCGACCAGAACAGATTGACTCGCGATTCTTCCTTCTGCCACTCATCGCGCTTGTCGAGATAGCGCCGCACAATCTTGTCCGCGTCGTCGTGGAACTTCTGCAGTTCCTTTTTCGACGCCTCTAACTCTGCACTCCAACGCTGCGCCAACCCACTTGGCGTATCGGCAAAGTCGGTCGCTGATTCGATGCGTGACGTGTTTTCCATTTATCCCAACCTGCCGTAAGTTTTCGGTTGACAGTCCCAGATGTCGTCCAAGGCAAAAGCGTAGTTGTGGCCTTCACCTTGACGCGTTGCGATAGTAGCATCAGGACTTGACTTTTGGGAAGAAACGGGTCTTGTGCAAAGTGACAAATACCTAAACGCGTCACTGGCGTGCGAGTGCTGATCGTGCTTCGGGCGATTGCGATACGTCTGCGTCCGCTCGTCCCATTCGCGCATGTACGCCCGTAGATGCTCTAGCCCTTCGTAAACCGCTTTTTCATCGAAGTAGCACTTCGGAATAGTAAGCCTTGTCGCCTCAATGCCATCCTGCAATGACAATTCCGGTGCAATGCGCGGCGTAATGCCGGCAATTAGGAATTGTTCGATGATCGACTTGCCGGTTTGGAGGCTTTTCGCTTTCGCGTCGTGGGGGAGATAGACCTGCCCGACTTTGTACGGACGCGACTTGATCCAGTCGATGTAGTGGCTGATCGCTTGGCCGTCGGCTTCGTAGAAGTCGCAGATTCGGTATCCATCGCGGGTGGTTTGCCAACCCCACCAAGAACAACTGTCCGTGAAACCCAAATCCGCGACCAAATCGACTGGATTTTCTGAATCACAGGGGTAATTACCCACCCTTCCTTGCTCATACGACTCTCCGATTAGTTTCGCGTAGTACGCGCCTGGTATTGCTGCATCAAAACTGATTTCGTATTCCGTGAGATACGATTCTTCGGTCATCTGCGCCCGCGCATCGCGTAGCTCGTCGGGGTGCAGAATGCGGGTCTTGCTGGCCGGCAGTTCCAGCAAGATGTGCGTGTCGGGATTTAAACGCGCTTCTTCGCGCATTTGCCAGAAAAAGTTCTTGCCTGCGGGCGTTCCGGCAAAAATCGCCCAGCCGCGACGGTCAGATAGGGATGGACGCAGCACGCTGTACCAAGCGCTAGGTCGAATCTGGCCCACTTCGTCTAGCACCACGCCGTCAAAGTACATACCGCGAAGGGCGTCTGGGTTATCCGCACCTGCGACGAAGATCGTGCTTTGGTCGCCAAAACCGTTGTTAACAACCAACTTCAGTTCGCTTTCGTTTGGCGGCTTGGCCCAGATGGGCTTGGTCAATTCTTTCAAGTAGCCCCACGCGACCTTCTTAGCCTGGTCGCGAAACGGGGCAAGGTAGGCAAACTGTGGCTTTGGCTTGTTGGTTTCTAGCGCGGCCACGACCAAGTCGGCGCACATGGCGACGGTCTTGCCCGCACGGCGGTGGGCGATGACAACCGCCCAGCGTTTCTTGCGCTGGTGTAACGGCAGAAATACGTCGCGGGGTTGGTATTCGGTTATGTCCATTCAGTTTTTCAGAACAGGCTAATTTTGAAACGGGAGATAGATGGGGGGAGGCTCCGATTAACTGCCCTCCCCCCCTGCCGATTGATGGGGGGTGGGGGGTGTTTTTTCGTCCACCTGATGGACAGTCTCGCCCTCGATCACTTCAGCCTGATTTGATATCCGGTAGTCCGGCTTATGATTCAATGACTTACGCTCAGACTGTACCGTAATTGTGTCGTTGCCAACTCCGCGACCAGTCAACCAACCTAGATTGATAGTTACCGCGCCTGTACCTGTGGTGTGTATGTGTGCCGGTACGACTTTTGCGACCAGCCCCGCGAAAATCTGACGGTCACCTAGCGGCCCCTGCGCCCGTTCTATCAGCCATCCTTTAAGCCCATCAGGATGGCAAGCCCCCGGCTTGCAGGCCGCCTCAATAGCTTCCTTTAGACTCACGGTGATTCGGTTTTTCGTTCCTTTCGGTCGACCGTTGGGAATGGGCTGACCGTTGCGGGGGCTGACGGGGCGGGGCTTTGGTTGGATTTCGGTCGGTTTTTCTCCGACTGTTATAACGTCACTCATGCCACCGGAATGTATCCGCATCGTGGCCGTTTGTGCAACTGCTGTTGCGATTCTCTTTACATACGCAAACGCTTGAGCTATCATCACTCCGTCGACTGATTAACTACGCAAACGGAGACACTGACATGACACGCTTGATTAACGCCTACCGAAAATGCCCAAGCCCAAGCAATCGCCGCAGGCTGCAAACATACCTAGACCGCCACATGATGGCAGTCTGTCTTGCTAGCGCCGATGAGCGGGCATTTCTGAAAACACACGATTTTAAAATCTAACCAGAGCCACCCCATGACCACCCACCGTTACTCCACAGTCCTCATGTCCATCGCCATTTTATGTGGCATTGCCGCGCTACTGACAGACGCTAATACGTCCCTTGCTCTTGCCCTGCTCGCAATCGCAGCGATGACAGGCGCAGCCATCACAAACGCCTGTGGCGACTAGCAGCCCATCACCAATGCAATCAAGGGCGGCTCTTGCCGCCCTTTTTTATTCACTACCGTCACAAAAAAACGTCACGTCGCACGCCGTCACACGCAGGGGTATTGCATACCCCCTGCGACGCTTGTGACGCTGCTATGCCAATTTTTGCGACGCCTTGCGACGCTTTGCGACGCTTTAGCGAAAACACTAACACAAACAATCATTTACAAGCGACAAAGCGTCTGGCTTTTTTTGTCACGCCTTGCGACATTTGTCACAAAGCGTCACAAAACGTCTTGCGACGCCCCCCCCATTTTTCGTCAAAGATTGCGACGTTTAGAACTTTTGTGCAGAGCCTTAAAAAGCCCATAAATGACCGCATTGCGGGCGGGCGATAAAGAATCCACCAAGCGCAAACGGTAGCGCTTGACAGCACAAGCGTTAGTGCTACTATCTCACCATGCGTTGCGATTGTCGCAACGTCTAACGGAGAAACAACCATGCAAACGCAAGACACGAAATATAACGGTTGGACGAACTACGCCACTTGGCGTGTGAACTTGGAAATGTTTGACGGGTTTGACGTGCAAGACGCTTACCCCGCCGAAGTTGCAGAAAACGACGCTTACGGTCTATCGCTGCAATTAAAAAACTACGCCGACAACCTTGTTTGCGATCCATTCGATGATTCCCGATTGTTTGCAGTTGACTACGCTCGCGCCTTTTTGAAAGACGTGAACTTTTACGAAATTGCAACCCACCTGCTCAATGACATCAAGGCGGAGGCGTGAACATGACCACACAACACACCGCCGATAATGCACGACTCGCCGCCGCCGCGCCTGACTTATTGGACGCTTGCCGGTGCGCGTTGGCAGACATGGAAGGCTTGGAGGTCGATGGCGAAGACTCACCCGCTTACTTAACTATTCAGGAACTCAAAGCCGCCATCGCCAAAGCTACGAGGGTGCAACCATGATCAACATCGAAGACATCCAAGGTAGCGCCGAGCCGGTCTGGGGCGGTTGGGTCTGGGTAGTGGGACGCAACGAGCAACGGTGGTCCAAGCGACCGACTCAAGCTGAGTGCAAGCGAGTCGTTTGCGAAGTCGTTGAGCGAATCGGCGAGGAAGATGCATTCGATCTTTATGTCGGCGAGGAGGCCGCATGAACCGCGCCGCCATCGCCAAAGCCACAGGGGGTGCGCCATGACCCCCCGCAACCTTGCAGAGCGGATGGAAGCGTGCGTTCTGGAACTCATGCGCGAGCGTGGCTACACCCGCCACGATGCTGAGTCTGAGGCGTATGACATCTTTATAGGCGCGGATGAAGCGCACCCAGAGCGGTATGACTTGCAAAACGAGGTGAGCGATGACGATTGACACCGAAAGCCCCGCCGGATCGTGGCGACGTGAAATCCTGAACGGCCCCGCGACAGCAACGCAATTGCGCGAAGTCATCAGCGACTTGGAACATTGCCTAAAGATAAGCCGCCGCGATTATGCCGCGATGCGCGTGGCGAACATGGACTTGGTTAAGCGCTTGTCGGAAGCCGTAGCGAGGGAAATGGAACAACGTGGACAGGTGGCAAAACTAGAGCGGGAGTTGCAGGCATGGAATACACGCAGGACAGGCTAAGGTCGGAAATCCGCCGCCTTGAAGCCGAACTAGAGGCGCACAAAAGCGTTGACCGCGAGCGAGTGTGGACAGAAGCCGCGCTGTTTCTTATCGGTCTGCTGATCGGGACATTTTTGGGCTATCACTGGGGGGTGTGGTGATGACTTTACACAAAGTTACAGAAAGCGGCACTTTCCGAACACTTAGCCACGAAGACATCATTCCATGGGTTCAGGAATCCATTATTGAACACCCAAACGAAAACCCGTTCGACTTTCGATTGAGCAGCATCGAAGCCATTGAACGCTTCGCCGACCTCGTTGCCGCCGCGATTCGGGCGAGGGATGAACAGGAGCAACCGCGATGAACAACGAAGACATTATCCGCATTGCGAAAGACGCTTGGTGTGGATGGACGCAGAACGGCACTGAGCCGATGTTGCTCGGAGAGAGACAGATTAAACGCTTCGCCGCCCTTGTTGCTGCTCAGAAAGAAGCCCAGATGATCCGCGACGGCTACCGCCAATGCGCCGAAGGGCAACGGACGACGCAATATTGCGGATTGTTAGCCGCTGCGGTGAAAGCCGAGCGTGAGGCGTGCGCGAAGGTGTGTGATGGGTGGATGCATGCCAATGGAGATGATTGTGCCGAAGCGATTCGGGCGAGGGGTGAGGCATGAAACCTGACAGCTATCGTTTACTAGAACAATGCGTCGAAACGGGTGTCAGTTTGGGCTTGCGGCGTGCATTCAAGCATTGCGATGACCCTAGCGAAGACGCAATTTCCGATCACATTCAACGCGCCATAATGGGTGAAGTCTGCGAATGGTTCGTTTTTGACGATTTGCGAGGCACAAATGACTGACGAAACCACATTTGGGGCGACCCATGACAAGACGAGGCTCGCCGTCCTGCGCGAAGCCGTTGAACGTGCTGACCACCTAGCGGCCACTCAGACGCGTTTGATTGAATCACAAGACGCATTAATTGCCACCCTGCAGGCGCGCATCAGGACGCTAGAAAGCGAATTGCGCGAAGCCAGGTGCGCGCTATGACAGACGGAATTCGCTTTGACCCCTGCCCGCATTGCCTCGGGCGGTATTGGATTGACGACGGGCTAGGCGATTGGATCAAGTGCAGCGTATGCAATGGAGCGATGAAACAAAATGAACGAAATAATCGAATTGGCCTTCGGCTGGTGCATAGCACTGACCGTCCTGTGGTTATTCGGCGCGATGATTCGCCGCCTGATTTGCCCCCCGCCGCGTAACTTGCCGCCCCCGTCTGAGGACGCAAAGAGAGGCACGGGCAACTGGTGAGAGTGGAACTGACCGCACAAGAAGTGCAGATGGCGGGCCTTGCTGCCGTGTTGCGTGTCGGGAGTGCGTTAACCAACTCGCTCAAGCACCGCTACGGCTTTGACGGCTCAAACAGTTGGCAGGTCGAAGTGGAGTCATCCTGCGCGGAATTGGCCGTTAGCAAGGCGCTGGGAGTCTATTGGAGCGGCTTAGCGGGCCAAGGTGCGCGGGATGTCACGGGCTGCGAAGTCCGCCACACAGAACGCGACCAAGGTCGGTTGATCTTGCACCCGTCCGACCCCGACGACGTGCCGTTTGTGTTGGTTACTGGGAGTCGCGGCGACTATGTCATACGCGGCTGGATATACGGCGCAGAGGGCAAGCAAGACATGTGGTGGGATGACCCGACAGGCAAGGGTCGCCCCGCCTTTTTCGTGCCACAGCACGCATTAAACGAATGGAAGAATGACGATGACGATAGACGACGAAGTGATACGCAAAGTGATGAGCGAAATGGGCAAGAAGGGCGGCAAGAAGAAGGGCGAAAGTAAGCGCCGAGGCGGTCGCGAATTCTACTCACGCATTGCTAAACTGAGGCACGAAAAGAAACCCAAGCCGGAGCCGACGCCAGATGATTGACTCATTTGAATTGATGGGCCACACGATCACAGTGAAGTATGGTCGCGTACCGCGTGAGGCGTGGGCGTGGTATCGCGACGATGACAAGGTGATTGTGTTGTCACCGCGCATCAAGAAGCAGCCAGCAAGCCACTTGCATCACACGCTCTGGCACGAAATTACGCACAGCATTCTGGCGCACATCGGGCGGGAGGATTTGAACCAAGACGAAGCATTTGTAGACTTGCTGTCGAACGCGATTTATCAAGTCCTGACCACTGCGCGGCCAGCCATCAAATCCGCCGCCACGTCCCAACCCCCATCGGCTTAATCAGCCGCTTTTCGCGCAAGCCGTCCATCGTGCGCTTCCACGTTTGACGCCGTGAAGCGGCATTCTCGACTAAGCCATTCAGCACCGTTCGCAAGTCTTCTTCGCTGACATCCTGCCCCTGCTGCATGGCGTCCACGAACGCCTGTTCGTAGCGAGTGAGCTTTAACGACGACTCTTTTACGGCTTTCACAGCATCGTGCCAGTCTGCCACCAGGCTTGACACCTCTTCCCCGTCTTCGTCCTTTTCCAGCACTTCGCGCTGCATTTCAAAATACTGCGCGTTGAGTTTATCCCCGTCCTTCTGTTTGATAACCTCGACTTGTGCGGCGAGGGCGTCCGCGTTTGGGCGGAAGCAACCAAGCAAAAAATCTAGGTTAGCGGTAATTGCTGAACTCCCACGCGGCCTCTCGCTCGCCATGTGTCCGGTGTGATGGACAACCAGCACCGTGCAGTTGAACGCGGCGCGCAGGTGCGTATTGAGCAAACGCAGATAGTCGGCAATGTCGGTCGAACTGTTTTCATCGCCACTGAAGGTTTGACTCAGCGTGTCCACCACTACGAGGGTCGGTGCGCTGGGGAGGGTCGCAATCGACTCCCGTAGGGCGGACACTTGTTGTTCTTCCGTCAATAGCAATGGCGTCACGCACACATGAAAGTTATCGGGTTGCGATAACTTGCGGTTCTGATGCCAAGCCCTAACGCGGCGATAAATACCCGCGCCACCTTCAGCGGCCACATACACGACCGGCCCAGGTGTCATCTTTCGATTACACCACGCCATGCCATGCGCGACGTGCAAGCACAGGTCAAGCGCAACAAATGACTTAAACGTACCGGACGCACCAAAGAGCATCCCCATCG